ATTGAACCCGATTTCTACATGCCTACTCTACCTATGATTTTGGTCAATGGAAGTGAGGGTATTGGTACTGGTTTCAGTTGCTACGTGCCTCCATTCAATCCCAAGGATATTCGTGATAACATTACAAATGTATTAAATGGTAAAAGTATTCAAAAAATGAAACCCTGGTTCAGGGGTTTCAAGGGTAAAATCATGGAACAGGATGACGATTCATGGGTGACCCAAGGTGTATGGAGTAGTATTGGTAGGACGGTTAAGGTGACCGAACTCCCCCCGGGACGCTGGACCCAAGATTACAAAGAACACCTCGATACCCTAATTGAAAAGAAAATCATTAGTGGTTTCACAAATAACAGTACAACTGAGAATGTGGATTTTCTCATCCAAGATTACAATGGTAAAGATGCCGTTAAGGATCTCAAGCTTCAAAAGACACTCCGTACAAGCAATATGCACCTCTTTCATCCAACAAAGGGTATTCATAAATACCAAAGTCCAGAACTAATTCTAAAAGATTTTATTGAGCTTCGCTACGAGTATTACAAGAAGCGGAAAGAACATCTCATCAAAGTTCTGGAGGCAAAGGCACAGATGTGTGATTACAAGTCTCGATTTGTATCCATGGTCATCAATGGTGATATCATTGTATTTCGCCGTAAAAAGCAAGAACTCGAAAACCAACTTTCTGGACTCTTCCCACAAATCGGTGGAACATATGACTACCTTTTGAATATTAGAACCGTTCAGTACACGGATGAGAGTGTTCGTGAACTTCTCAATGAATCCGAACAGGCGAAAAGAGATCTCGAGATTATGAAGTCTACTACAGCTATGAACATGTGGAAGAATGATATTAAAAATATATAAACAATAGATAAGTATGGGTGAAGCTGCAAAGATTTCTCTCAAAGCTATTGGAAAGCAGGATACACACCTTCTTTCCAAAGACCCAGAAGACTCGTTCTTTAATTATAAGAATGATAAGATACACTCAGACTTTCGAAAATATCATAGAAGTCGTAATGTTGTTAATCCTGGTGCTATTTCAGGTTGGCCATTTGGTCAAACTATTAAAGTGCAATTCAATCCACAAAATATGGGTGATCTTTTGAGTAACATGTGGCTTAGTGTTACAATGCCACGTCTCACAGCACCAAATGGTACTAATTATGCAGACCAATTGGGGAGACATATTCTAAAAAGTGTCAGTATGTTCGTAGATGAACTAGAAGTTGAAACAATTCATGATGATTGGGGTATTCTTTACGATGAACTTTATTTAGAAATATCTGAAAAAGTAGCTAATAGATTTCTTATAAATAGAAACATAGGTTATGACGACTCCACTTTGGCAACTGGACACGCCACAGATGGATACGACGACGGACCGAAATTTAATGAGCTTTCACAATATTCTGCTGATCTCATGATTCCTTTACACTTCTTCTTTTCTAGGAAATACGCAAGTGATGAATATTCTTCAAATAAACCAAATCGTCCATACTTTCCAGTATGTGCTGTACACCGTCAAAAAATAGAATTCGAGTTGGAGTTTCACCAAAAAACTTTTTTTACTGATACGTCAGATACAATTTCACTCCCAGAGTTTAAACTGATCACAGAAGAAATCACGGTGACCCCTGAAGAACGTCAATATTTGGCGAGTAAACGTCAAACATTTACAACTGATATTGTTCGTAAACACCCTAGTATTATAAGTACACCAAACGACGATCTGATTCGAAATAATCTCGTACCAAATATCCCTGTAAAATGTATTCATTGGTTCTTGAGGAATACAGCCTTTGAAAATGAAGATGAACCAACCGGTGGTCAAGCTTTACAGGAAAGGAGATCTTATCAAAATAGGTTCAATTTTTCATCTAATGTAAACTTTGATGAAGTACAAACATTTTTTAACCCCATAATGGATGAAACTAGTTTTTATATTAATGGAAATAGATTACCTAATGTTTCTAAAACAAATCACAACTATTATAAATATCTCATCCCGTATAGAAATAGATTAGCAAGACCTATAAGAAATATTTATACATATAGTTTCTCGATGAATCCGATTAATGTGGAGCCATCGGGGAACTTGGATTTTAGTCAAATAAAATCTGATAAGACATCTATAGAAGTGAAATTAGACACTTCAGAAACTTCACTTGTAAACATTGTTAGTAATACATATTCATTAAACATGTATTACACGGGTTATCAAACTTATATATTTGACCGGGGGTTTATGTCACTTGCTTATTAAACAGTGAGGTCTTATTATTACAGATGTAGTCTATAATATTATTCTTAATACACCATTTGATGAAATTCAACTGTGCTAGAGTTGTATGAATTTCATGAGATGTCCCAGGAATGGTATACGGAAACTTCTGCGAACGACAAAATGGATCAAAGAGTTTCTTTGAGTACCCATCTAGACTCGACTTATATGCACAATGTACGGTAAAGAGCTTACCATCTTGTGTCGTGTAAGTTGTATTATTCTTTTTTGCGTAATTCGTTATAAACCACTCCAAATTTCTAAGTGATATACCACTTGTCTTGTCTAGAATGTTCATTAATTTAGTTCGATTCTTTTCCTCATTGTAAAAGTTGTTTATTGATGTTAGTAGAATAGTCGATTTACTCATTATTTAATATAAGGACACAAATCTATAAGCTTGTTTTTACTTTCACACGCGGGGCACCCTTTAACGAACATTTGTTCGGGTCCATGTGTATGACTATTTATACTAGAGAGATCTCGTTTTTTAATTTTGTCTCCTTGAACTTTATGAAATTTACAATACCCACCGTCAACGGCTTTAAATGAACATCTATGTGTGACACCATCTTTGATTTTTGTACCTTTACATATGGTAACATCATCCGCCCCCCTCAATAATAGATCTAGTGGGATACCATGCACTTTGGATACTTCATCAAGTTTTTTATTTACTCGTTCATTAGCTTCTTCATCGATCATGTCGTAAATAAATTCATTGCATGATTCTTCTAAGAGATCGGGAAGATGTTCGTTAATTATATTTTTGATATTGTCAATTACAATTTTTGTAAATTTATTTTTGTTTGTCATGCCTTATCATTAGATTGCGTGTAGCTTTTAAATAAGTCTTCAACAGAGTTTTGTTTTTGTCTAAACATTTTAATACGATCCCGTAATACCAATGCCGTACCTTCACCACTAAGATTATTCTTTTCACATTCTTCAATCAATTGTTCCTTTTTCATACCACTCAAGGCTGGACCAGTGACTTTCTTTGGTGGTTTATACTGTTCAATAATATCACCAAATATTTCCTGTTTTGTATTTTCAAATAGAGGGTCAAGAAGATCACACACAGGATTCAAAAACTTATTCACAAAATAGTAATGGTAATCGACAGGGATGTTATGCTCTTCAACATACTTGGGATCCTCTGATTTCTCAAAAGCCTTCGCCTTAGAATTATCAGTTTTTGTAAGTAGATATGGCACCCGGTCACCGGATTGTGGCTCAGATCCAGGCTTTCTTTGTCTCATTTTATTGACCACTTGAACATGTGCTTGGTTTATATGTATACTTTCGGGGCTATTAATCGATACACTCTTTCCACCAACTTTGTATGAATCTGAGAGTGATTGACTCAAAATAAGTTTATCGTGTGGTATTTCACCCGATAGGAGTTCATTTGCTCTCCCCCTCGCAAGTTCTTTTGGAGGACCCGGATCTCCAGAAGTTAAGACCACATCTAATAGTTCCTTACACACTTCTCTCATGTGAGGTGTATTATCTCGTCGAACAAGTTGGAGACCTTTTACATCTATATAGTCCATGTGCATTTGATCATCTTTACCCTTTGTCCACAACTTGGCTGCATATCGTTTCTTTGAGTACAAAAAATAAGGCCAATAAACCTTCTCAAGCTCTAGGTTATTTGGCTTCTTGAAAAGGGCTGAGCACTCCTCCGCAGCTCGTTCACCAATCTCCCAACTATACTCAATAGCTTCTACACCCTTACGATCACCTACATCAAACTCAACCATCACCGAATCCGTATCACCATATCTTACCTTTGCACCGGGGAAGTTTGCCTCAACATAAGTCTTAGTTTCTTCAATCATACCACGACCCCTACACGTTGTCGTAGATGCAATAGGTACACATGGGAGAATACCTTTACCCGCACCTGTAAAACCATACACAGAGTTCATCGAAACTTTGTAGGCTAACTGTTTACCATTGTACACCTCCTTCATATAACCTGTTGCTTGTGCCATATCTCTTTTGGCTTTTTTACGAAACTGTTTAAGCTCCATAAGAATGGCTGGTAATAGACTCGGTACATCTTGTGCAAACTTATACGTCTTATTTCCAATGTTAAATGTTTCGTATGTAATCCCAGGGATCTTACCATATCGTCGCTC